TGATTATCTCCTTCAGCAAAACTAAGAAGAGGAAGCCCTGCATCAGTGATTTTAAACTGATCCAGGAATCTTTCTCGGGTGATGTCATCGTAGTCAACCTCGTATTTATAGAATATGAGAGATAGTTGTCTCACACAGTCTACGGCTATCGAGTCACCATCAAGAGCAGCTTGGACGGCGTCCCCGAAAAATTCGGGGATATTTCTACCTTTGGGGTCTATGCGAAGAACGCTAAACCCTTTGGGGCACGTCCACTCTAAAGTTGAGTGAAACGCATCCAATGCCTTGCCTAATGTAGGCAAGGTAACTGTCAAGAAAGTTAAACCCTCATTGTTCGCTCGTGTCTCGAATGTCGTTTTATCGGCATTTCGTACATAAGACGAATAGCGTTGGTTAGAAGCTAGGTTCTCCCACAAGAGGAGAAGGCTTTTCAGACTACCGTGATTATTCATGGACGTCTCCTAAAGTATCCCTACAACTTTCCAGGTTACACACCACTTTCTCCAACCGCACAGCTAGAAAAGAAGTACGCTAATATTGATTCTGAAGAAGGAAGATACCTTCTAAGGCGAATTACATTTCGCCGTTCAGAATAGCATCAATGTTGGCTCCAGCGCCGCCCTCAATCAGAAGATCTATCAACTGATAGACCATCTTTTTGATGACGGTATTGGTGACTGCTGTGTTGGATGGACGGACAAAGTTAACGTAAACGCTAGCTGTTGCCTCCACACCGAAAGCATCCACGACCGTTTCATCAAGTCGTGTAAGTTTCCGTTGTTCTCCAGCTTTCCCGACCGAATCCGCACGGGTAAGAATCTGCTTATTAGGCAGAGCCAATCCCGCAACGGAATACTCAGATTTATCTGAATCAACATAACGATTGACATATACCCGAAGGTTAGTGTCAACATCTGTTGGTGTGTCGGTTGAAAGAGAGAGTGATGTTCCTAGCATGTAGAGCTACCTTACCCCAATAAGGGGTTGTTTAGAACAGTGAATCACATTACTGTGACAAAGCAATCCTTCTTAGGGGACTGAGATTTAGCAAAATGCTAAGCCATTACGCAACAGGATGAAAAGGGCTTTGCAACTAAAAGACTATGTTATCATAATCATAGTAATTGGCGAATTTCCCTTTCATTGCTAGATTCGAACCCAAGCTCTTTTTAAGCTGGTTTACGGCGGGGCGAGCTGCCCTACCGAAGGTTCGAATTTTGCCCGCGTTGAGTACTGTTCCCAAGGCTACAAGATTTATAGCTTGGGACAGGGACGGAAGCTTTGCATCAAGCAAAGCAAACGTCGCAAGGTCTGGCATACAGGGTAAGCGATGAAAAAAGTTGCTTACTGAACTGGTACCAGGAGTGAGACCCGGACGGAACGTATAATTTAAATCATCGTTCCAAACAGTGTTC